TATCGAACTTCGCCGAGCAGTCCTATTAGCTCGGCGACGTGGATCCAGGACGTCAAGGTATATCGGCGAGATACCAAATATTTACAGGGTGTCCTATCGGATCCGACGACGTCGCGGCGCATGCTCTATGAGCTCGGGCGCCGGCGATACTACATTGGCGGAATGTTCGGCGCCGCGGCGGCGGCGCTACAGGCGGCGCCGAGCGCCGCGGGGACCGCGGCCGGCGCACTGACGACGGCGATCAGGCTCGCGGCGGCGAGGAGCGCGAGCGGGACGGCGGCCGGCGCACTGACGACGGCGATCAGGCTCGCGGCGGCGAGCGCCGCCGCGGGTACGTCGGCGGCGGCGCTGACGACGGCGATCAGGCTCACCGCGGCGAGCAGCAGCGCGGGGACGGCGGCCGGCGCACTGACGACGGCGACCGAGATCGCGCTCGCGGCGGCGAGGAGCGCGAGCGGGACGGCGGCCGGCGCACTGACGACGGCGATCAGGCTCGCGGCGGCGACCAGCTCGAGCGGGACGGCGGCCGGTGCACTGACGACGGCGATCAGGCTCGCGGCGGTGATCAGCGCGAGCGGGACGGCGGCGGCGGCGCTGACCGCGCCCGGCGCCGGCGCGGCGCTCGAGGCGAGCGCGGCGGCGAGCGGGACGGCGGCCGGCGCACTGACGACGGCGATCGCGCTCGCGGCGGCGACCAGCTCGAGCGGGACCGCGGCCGGCGCACTGACGACGCCGGCGGCGCTGCGAGGCTCGGCGGCAGTGCTCGGCACGGTCGCCGCCGCTCTCACGACCGGGATCACGCTGCGCGCCGCGGCGAGCGCGAGCGCGACGACGGCGGCGGCGCTAGCAACTGGCTCGGCGCTGCGAGGCTCTGCGGCGGTGCTTGGCACGGTCGCCGCCGCTCTCACGACCGGGATCACGCTGCGCGCCGCGGCGAGCGCGAGCGCGACGACGGCGGCGGCGCTCACAGTGTCGGTGCTCGGCGCAGTCGAGGATCTGATCGTGGCGAGCGTCACGCCGCGGCGTACTACAGCGTCGGCGACGGCGCGCCGTTCTATCGTGCATATCTAGCGGAGATCGAAACATGGCGGCATTTAGCGACTATCTAGAGAATCAGTTGATCGATCACATTTTCCGCACGGCGACCTACACCAAGCCGACGGCGCTATGGTATGCACTATTCACAGCGGCGCCGAGCGACTCGGGCGGGGGCACCGAATGCAGCGGCGGCGCCTACGCGAGAGTGAATCTCGCGCCGCTCAATACCAACTACAACGCCACGCAAGGCGGGACGGCCGGCGCGAGCAGCGGCACGGGCGGGCTCACCGATAACGCTGTCCCGATAACGTTCCCGGCGCCGTCCGGCGCAGGCTGGGGGCTCGTTACGCACTTCGGGATCTTCGACGCGTCGTCGGGTGGCAATCTACTGATCCATGGCGCGCTGACAGTCAGCAAGACGATCAATGATGGCGATCCGGCGCCGAGCTTCACCGCCGGGGACTTCGACTTCACGATCGCGTGACATGATCGAGACCGTCTATCTCGGGCGCGACAACGCGATCGATCTAGTGCTGATCGCCGACGATGCGCCCGTGTCGCTCGCCGCGCTGTCGCGCGCGGTGCTGCAGCTCGGGCGCACGGCGACGATCGACTCGGGCGTCGTCGGGTGGGGGAGCGGGCAACCATTCGATCCGACGATCTCGGGCACCTATCGCGGGGCGCCGGTCGAGGTGCTGCGATTGACGCTCGGCGCCGAGTCGATACCGCCGGGGCGTTACGGCGCGCGGCTCGTCGTGTACGACGCGGGACACGCGGACGGTCTCGTGTGGTCCGATGATCAAATGGTGTTTCACGTCAAGGCGGCGTGAGTATGGCGCATCGATTGCAGCCGATAGTTGATTGGATGTGGCACGCGACGCACTCGCGCGCGAGCGCCGCCGCGGCGCCGGCGCCGCGCGCGTCATTCCGCGCGGCGCGCGGCGATCGACTGCTCAGCTCGTGGCGCGGCGCGCACGAGTCGATCAATACGCTATTGCGCCGGGATCTGGCGACACTGCGCGCGCGCAGTCGCGAGCAATGGGGCAGTAACGAATACGCGCGGCGATTCTCGCAACTCGTGCGCACGCAAGTGTCCGGGCCGCATGGGTTCCAGCTCCAGAATCGGGCGCGGCTCGCCGACGGCCGGCCGGACCAAACGTTCAACGACACGCTCGAGGATCTTTGGGCGGAATGGTCACGGCGTGGCAGCTATGACGTCACGGGGCGACTCTCGCGACCGGAGGGCGAGCGACTGATCGTCGACACGATCGCGCGCGACGGCGAGGTGCTGGTGCGCAAGGTGCGAGGCTATCGCACGCCGCGCGGCTATGCGGTGCAGATCCTTGAGGCGGATCACTTGGACGAGAGCTACAACGTCGAGCGATCGGACGGGACTCGCATTCGTATGGGTGTCGAGCTAGATACTTGGGAGCGCCCGGTCGCCTACCATCTACTCACGCGACATCCGGGCGACGCCGTTTATTGGCACGGCGGGCGGCAGTACGAGCGCGTTCCGGCCGGCGACTTGATCCATTGTTTTCTTCCGATGCGCCCGCACCAGGTGCGGGGACTGCCATGGATGCACGCGGCGCTAGTAGCGCTGCACGCGCTCGGACAGTACCGCGAGGCGGCGGTGATCGCGGCGCAGGTCGGAGCGTCAAAGTTAGGGTTCCTGACGTCGGAGACCGGCGATCTTGCGCTCGGCGCCGCGGACGCTCGCGGCGATCAACTGATCGACGTCGAGGCTGGATCGATTCAGCAGCTCCCGGAGGGCGCGAGCTTCACGGCGTGGGATCCAAGCTATCCGCACGAGCAGTTCGGCGCGTTCATGCAGAGCACGCTCAAGGGGATCTCTGCCGGGCTCGGCGTCGCGTATCACAGTTTCGCGAACGACTCGAGTCAGAGCAACTACTCAAGCGCGCGGTCGGCGATGCTCGACGAGCGCGACGGTTGGGCCGTGGTGCAGCAAGCGATCGCGAGCACGCTACTCGACGATCTGCTCGGCGATTGGGCACGCTGGCAAGTGACGACCGGCGCGCTCGCGCTCGGCGCCCGAGCATTCGAGCGGGCGGTGCGTCCGCAGTGGCTCGGGCGCTCGTGGGACTGGGTCGATCCGCTCAAGGATGGCCAGGCAAGCGCGCTCGCGGTGCGCGAAAGGTTCCAGTCGCGATCGGAGATCATTCGCCGGCGCGGGCGGGATCCCGATGAGGTATGGCGAGAGATCGCCGCGGAGAATCAGCTTTTAAGCGAGCTCGGGATCGCTCCCGAGAGCGCGGCGCCGGTATCGCTCGAGCCGCCGGCGCCCGATGCATCGACGATAGACGACGAGAGCGAGGCAGCATGAGCAGCGAACGATCGACAACGGACGAGGGGACGCGACGCGCGGACCGGGCGCCGGTCGCGCTCGAGGCGCGCCGGGTCGCGCGGCTGGCGATGGGTAGAGGTCCGGGCGCTCTCGCGCCGGCGCGCAGCTTGCGCGACGCGCTCGCCGAGGGCGCCGCGGCCGCTCGCGCGGCATTCGACGCGGGCGGGTGCTGGCGCGCGTGGCTCGGCCAGGCGGGCGGATCTTGCACGGTGACGATCCGCGGTCGCGACGCGCGCGAGGCTTTGGATCTCACGACGTCAGGCGCGCCGACGGTCGAGCTCATGCTCTACGGCGACATCGGCGAGGATCCTTGGGCCGAGCAGTCGATCGGCGCGCGCGACGTGGTCGAGCTGCTCGCGGCAATTCCGGAGAGCTCGTGCGTGCTCGTGCGGATCAATAGCTACGGCGGATCGGTCGCCGATGGTCTCGCGATCCACAACGCGCTCGCGGCGCGCGCGCCGACGATGCAGATCGACGGCGTGGCATTCTCGATCGCGTCATTGATCGCGATGGCGGGACATAGGGTCTCGGCGGCCGAGAACGCGCTAATGATGATCCACGCTCCCTGGGGCGCGACCATCGGCAACGCACGCGATCACCGAGCGCAAGCCGAGACACTCGATCGGTACGCCGCAGCGATGGCGACCAGCTACAAGAGACGAGTCGATGGCGAGCTGGTCGATGGGTGGCTCGCCGACGGTGAGGATCACTATCTGACAGCGAGCGAGGCGCTCGAGCTTGGGCTCGTCGACGAGCTGCTACCGGCGGCGCCGGCGGATCTCGCGAGCGCGATCGCGCGCAGCGCGACGCCGGCGCCGGCGCGAGCGATCAAGGGGCACGTACACGCGGCCGCGGCCGCACACATGGAGACCGAGAGCATGACCGACGTACACGACAGTTCCGCGGCCGCTGACACTGCCGCACAGGCGCCCGTTCGGGTATCGATCGACGCGGCACGCGCGCAGGCGCGCGCCGAGGAACTCGAGCGGGTGCGCGCGATCGCCGAGATCGCGCGCATGCATCCGCAGATCCGCGAGAGCGCCGACCAGGCAATCGCCGACGGGACGGCGCTCGGCGACTTCCGGGCCGCGGTGATCCCGCGGCTGGCGAACGCGAAGCCGATCGGGACCGGGGGCACGGGTAGCAGGGGCGCCGAGATCGGCGCCGAGCCGCGCGAGATCCGGCGCTACTCGATCCTGCGGGCGATCGCGGCGATCGCGGCGATGAAAGAGGGCGGACCGCACTGGTCCAAGGGTGCCCCGCTCGAGCACGAGATGAGCGTCGCCGTGAGCGAGCAGCTCGACCGGCCGAGCAAGGGGTTTTGGGTTCCGTATGACGTTCAATCGCAAGGCGCGTGGCGTAGTCCGCACCGAATCAGGGCGCGATACGAGCACGCGCGCCGAGTGATGGGCGCGGCGCCGATGGACACGACCGAGAATGCGGCGCTTGTTGCGACGCAGGTGCTCGCCGAGAGCTATATCGAGGCGCTGCGGGCGGCGTCGATCGTGTCGACCATGGGGGCGGTGATCCTCGATGGTCTCACCGGGAACGTTGACGTCCCGCGGACCGATACGGCGGCGGCTTTCACATGGCTCGCCGAGGATGGCTCGAGCGCGAATACCGAGCTGGTCACCGGCACGGTTGCGCTGTCGCCGAAAACGCTGAGCGGCTCGGTGCCGATCACGCGGCGACTCATGAAGCAGAGCAGCGTCGCCGCGGAACAGCTCGTGCGCGACGATCTGACGCTCGGCGCTGCGCTCACGGTCGACACGGGCGCGCTCGTCGGGACGGGCGCGAGCAATCAGCCGACCGGCGTAACGTCCGCCGCCGGCGTCGGGACCGTAACGATCGTCACGCCGGGACAGCCGACGTGGGCAAATTTGGTCGAGTTCGAAAGCGACGTTGCAGTGTCGAACGGCCTGCGAGGATCGCTCCACTACGTCATGCGCCCGGAGGTCGTCGGATTTTGCAAATCGACCGAGAAAGCGACCGGTAACGGCCGCTACTTGGTCGAGGCTAACGAGTGCAACGGTTACCCGGCGATCGGGAGCACGCTGCTCGCGGCGAACGGGATCATCTTTGGCAATTTCAGCGAGATCTTGATCGGAATGTGGGGCGGGCTCGATCTCACGGTCGACACGTCGACCGACGCGGCGAAGGGTGGTGTGGTCATCCGCGCGTTCCAGGATATCGATATCGGGATCCGACACGGCGCGAGCTTTTCGAAGAACGCATAACTACAACTGAGCTCCGGCGCCGGGCGCAGTTAATCGCGCCCGGCGCCGTGGCCAAGGGGTGATCAAATGCGCATCGAGATCCTCCGCGCGTGCGTCGCCGGCGGCGTCAATCGCGCGGTCGGCGACGTCATCGAGGTATCGCGAAGCGAGGGGTGGGTGCTTTGCGGGAGCGCGCGCAAAGCGCGCCCGGTCCCGGCCGCGGCGCCGGCGACGCCGAGCTCGGCAGAGGAAGCGGCGCCGCGGCGCCGGGTGTCGCATGCCGATCGAGGATGACGACGACCGCGCCGAGCTGCTCGACGCGGACGACTTCGGGACAAGCGCGCTCGTCGGTGGCGCGGCGGTCGAGGGGATCTATGCGCGCGGCTACGTCGAGATCGCCGGCGTCGAAGGATACCGGCCGATCCTCACGGTGCGCTCGAGCGACGTGCTCGATGTGGCTCACGGTTGGGAAGTCGTGATCGGTGCCGATGTTTTCGTGGTGCGCGGCGTACAGGCCGACGGGCAGGGGCTCACGCGGCTCGTGCTCGAGCTCGATCGATGATGGCTCGAGCTGCAGGGCGCCTGCGGGCTCGCCCAGGCGCTCGAGCGCGGCGGGCCTGGCACTCGCAGCGGGGGCAGGGCGCCGCCGGCACCAGGGGCGCGGCAGGCGCCGGCGCGGCGGCGCCGGCGAGCTCCACCAGCTCGGCGGCGTCGACCAGGCGCTCGAGCTGCAGGGCGCCTGCGGGCTCGCCCAGGCGCCCGGGCGCGGCGGGCCTGGCACTCGCAGCGGGGGCAGGGCGCCGCCGGCACCAGGGGCGCGGCAGGCGCCGACACGAGCTCGAGCGGGAGCGCGACGCGTGAGCGACTTCCAAGTATCGATCGAGCACGATCTCGGCCGAGTGCTGCGCCAGTACCGACAGGTGAGCAGCGCCGGGATCGCGCGCGCGCTCGCCGCGACCGTCAACGGCGCGGCGACCGAGGCGCGCAAGCGCGCGATCGCCGCACTGGCACGCGCGGAGGCGCGGCCGGCGAAAGAGCTCAAATCGAAAATCCGGGTAAGCAAGCGCGCGGACGCGCGCGCCGGCCGGGATCCGCGCGCGTTCATCCGATCCACGCCGGGGTGGGTACCGATCGCGCTCGGTAAACGGTTCCGCGCGACGCTGCTCGGCGGAAACGTCAAGTGGGTCGCGCGGGCGCTGGTGACGCCGCCGACGTACCGCGGGCGCGGCTGGACCGTCGGCCGGCCGCGCTCGAGTTCGCCGAATCTACCGATCTACAACGTCACCGACGGACAGCGCGTCAAGGGTCGAGTGGACCGGACCGAGTATGTGAGAGCAGCGATCCGTGAGCTGCGGGGCTCGTGGGTGCGCGAGCGGCTCGCGCGGGCGCTGCGAGCGCAGTTCGATCGCGAGTTCGGTCCGCGGCGGCGGAGGCGCTAGTGCACGCGCGCCAGATCCTCCGCGACCAGATCCTCGCCGCGGTGACCGGACTCACGACGACCGGCGCGCGAGCGCATGCGTCGCGCATCTATCCGCTCGAGCAGGCGGGACTCCCGGCGCTGCGCCTATGGACACGCGAGGAGCGGGTAATCGACGACTCGCGCGATCTCGGCTCGGCGCGGGCGCTGCGCGAGCTCACACTGCGGGTCGAGGCAGTCGCGCGACTGAGCGACACGCTCGACGACCAGCTCGACGATATCGCCGCCGAGGTCGAGGCGGCGATCGTCGCGGCATACGCCGGCGGGGGGATCGGCGCGCGCTCGTGCGATCTCGTCTCGACGTCGGTCGAGCTGCTCAGCGACGCCGAGGAGCCGACCGGCGTCGCGGCGCTCGACTGGCGAGTGATCTACTTCACCGACGGAGCAGCGCCGACGGCGCTCGGATAGGAGGCATCAATGGGCGTGCATATTGGCAATACCGGGATCGTCAAGGTCGGAGCTAATACAGTCGCGGAGGTTCACGGGTGGACACTCGAAACTTCGGCGGTAGCGGTGACAACGACTAATCTCGCGGCGGCGTGGGAGACGCGGATCACGGGATCGAAGGATTGGAAAGCGTCGATCGAGGTCGCATGGGACGAGACCGACACGACGGGACAAGAGGTTCTGATCGAGGGCGCGAGCGTCACGATCGGGCTTTATCCCGAGGGCGGCGGCGCCGGTGCGACTTATCACACTGGCGCCGCGATCGTCGAGCGCCGCGGGATGACGGTCAGCAGAAACAACACAACAATGATCTCGCTTGATCTGGTCGGCGATGGCGCGCTGACAACGACGACGGTCTAGCGTGAGCGGCCCGACGCTCAGCGCGATCGCGGCGCGCTGGTCGGCGCAGCGACTCGCGCGGCTCGAGATCCCGGAGCTGCGCATCGGCGTCGACAGCGATCGATCGGATCGCGAGGCGCTGCTCGCGGCGCTCGCACGACGCTGGCACGGGCAGCGGCTCGGCGTCATGCCGATGCCGGAATGGAGCGCGCCCGGCGGCGAGCCGATGGCGGCGCACTGGCGCGGCTGGACGCTCGCCGATGAGCATCGCGTGCAGCGATGGATCTCGAGCGATGCGCCGAGCGGATACGCCGCGATCGTGTGGTCGTGCGCGCTCGATGCCAGCGGTGAACGGCTATTCGGCGGCGCCGACGACCGACTCGCGCTCGCGCGCATGGTCGAGGGTCACGCGCTCAAGCGGCTAGCCGGTGCGATCGTGGCGTGGACCGTCCCGGACGATGGCGAAGCGGCCGGCGCGCCGGCGGTAGTGCACTTCCGCGGCTGGACGCTCGCCGACGAGGATCGGATCAAGCGCGCCGCGGCCGCCGACGACGCGCGCGCGTTCGCCGCCGTGATCGCCGATAAGGCGCTCACGCCGGCGGGCGCGCCGATCTTCCGGGCGGGCGACGCGGAGCGGATCGCCGCCGAGCTCGAGAGTCACGTTGCGAAGCGGATCGCGCTCGAGATCATGGGTGCGACGATCACGCTCGAGGATGCACAGGGAAACTGAACGGCGATCCGGCGATGTGGTGGCGCTACCGGATCGCATACGAGCTGCGCCGCACGGTCGAGGAGCTCGGGAGCATGAGCGCGGAGGAGTTCACGCACTGGATCGCATGGATCAGCGAGCGGGATCGCAGTCATGGCCGATGAAACCCTGATCCTCAGCGCCCGCGATCGCACGCAAGCAGCTTTCCAAAGTTTGCAGCGATCGATCGGGCGCACCAGCGGGACGTTTTCCCGGTTCGCCGCCGGCGCCGCGGCGGCGCTCGGGATCGCGGGGTTCGGGCGCGCGGTGCAGCAAGCGATCGCCGAGGGCGACCAGCTCGGCAAACTCGCGCACCGCATCGGCGCATCGACCGAGGCGCTCTCGGAGCTTCGCCACGTCGCCGAGCTCTCGGGCGTCTCATGGCAGCAGATGACGCTCGGGATCCAGAGCATGACGCGGCGCACGGCCGACGCGGCGCGCGGGGTGGGGGATGCGCAAGTGGCGTTGCGGATGCTCGGGATCGACGCGCGGGCGCTCAAGGATCTCCGTCCGGAGGAGCAGTTCTCGGTGATCGCCGACGCTATGCTCGACGTTGCGAATGAGTCAGAGCAGGCGGCGATCGCGAGTCGCCTATTCGGGGAAGGTAACGTCGCGCTGCTCCAAACAATGACCGAGGGCAGCGCCGGGATCGCGCGGATGCGCGCGGAGGCTAAGGCGCTCGGACTGTCGCTCAGTGAGGAGCAGGTCCAGCAGTTCGCCGAGAGCCAGGACGCGCTCGCGCGGCTCGGCGGCGCCTTTAAGGGGCTCGCGTCGAGTCTTGCGACGTCGGTCGGGCCGATATTGGAAAAGTTCGCAAGCTTTCTGGCGCGCACGGTCGGGCCGGCGGTGGAGACCATACGGTCGGCGCTCACCGGGATCGGCAAGCTGCTCGGTGGCGTGCTGGCCGCTGCGAATCTCGCGCTCGAGGGCGAATGGAGCGCAGCGGCTAGCGCGATCAAGGCGGCATGGGACGACGCCGGAACGGCGGCGACCAAGACGGCCGACGCCGCGAGCAAGGCGTGGGAGGCGGCGTGGGACACGTCGATCGACGACGCGGCGCGCACGGGCGCCGCGCTCGCGGAGGTCAACGCCAAGGCTAAAAAGGTCTTTCATGGTAGTCCGCTCGCCGATCCGTCGGCGGCGTCGGCGGTGATGAAAAGGGCGCGCGAGATCCTGCGCGAGGCGGCCGGCGGACGTGAGCGCGGCGCCGGCGTCGGACTCGCCGGCGTGTTCGATGCAAGGCGCGCGGCAGGGATAGCGAGCGCGCGCGCACGGCCGACGCCGATCGAGTCGCCCGTGCTAGACCAGATCCGCGCGATCCTCGAGCGCATCGAGCGCCGCGACGAGAGCGGCGGTAGCGGTGCGGTGTTCGCATGACGCTATACACCGAGCAGCGAGACGACGCCGAGCTTACGCGCTCGGCCGATGGCTACAGCGCGACGCTCGCGACGACGATCACGCGCGGCGCGCTGACGCTCGAGGGTCTCGCGCGCTTGCAGCAAGCGCAGGATCTCGCCGGCGTCCCGCAGTATCTCGAGGCGGCGGCCGGCGTGCCGGCACTGTATGTGCGATCAGTGACCGCGCGGCCGCTCCCGGGCGGACATGTGCGCGTGGTCGCGACGTACGGACCGCCGGATCCGCTCTCGTCGGGCACGGGCGGCGAGGATCCGCCGGGGCTTATCGAGGTCGGCGCGACGGTCTCGACGGTGCGCACGCAGCGCGACAGCGCCGGGGCGCCGATCGTAGTGAGCTACACCTACGGGCGGCCGGGCGGCGCGTACTACGGGCAGACAATCGAGCAGGGCGCCGAGGTCGAGCTACAGGTGCCGCAAGCGCAAGTGTCGATCACGCGGCGCGAGACAACGCGTCCGCTCGATCGCGCGATTGAGTACGTCGGGCGGGTCAACGCGAGCTCGTGGCAAGGCTACGCGCCGCGGACGTGGTTAATCACGGCGATCACGGGATCGAGCGACGACGGCGGCGAGTCCTATACGGTGCGCTATGAGCTCGCCTATGCGCCGGACACTCACGATCCGACGGTGGCCTACCGAGATCACTTAGAGGGGAGCGGCGAGCCACCGGTCGACGTGCTTGATCAGCCGCTCGCGACGGTGCGCCCGCGACTCTATGCGGCCGCCGAGTTCTCGTTACTAGGTCTGCGGCTCGATTGATGGTCGCGCCCGCCGGGAGGCTCGCGAGGGTACGCCGCGGCGAGCGGCTAACGGCCGCGGCGTGGAACGATCTGATCGCCGCGGTGCTCGGGCCGCGGGGCGCCGCCGCGGAGCAGGGCGCGCGGCGCGCGCCGCAGCTCGCGCTCGCGGAGATCGACAGCATCGATGGGGACTATCTCGTGTGCCGACTGGTCGGGGCGGCGATCGGCGGCGTCGTCGCACTGCGCCCGCCGCTACTGCGAAACCCCATCGGCGGATGGACACGCGGCGGGATCACGTACACGTATGGCGGCGCTCAGGCGCGCACCGCCGACAATGGCGCGGCGACCGAGCCGCAGGAAATCACGCCGAGCTATCTCGCGGGCGATCTGCTCGTCATCGGCGGTCCCGTTTTCGGCGGGCTGCTACCGGCGGCGAGCGAGCCGCCGACGACGCCGACGGTGTGGATGGATCTGAACGTCGACGGCCGACAATGGGCGGCGACGGCATGAGCGGCGCGGCGCCGAGCGCGGTGCTCGAGGCGCTGTCGCGGCGGTGCGGATGCGCGCGGCGGGCCGAGATCCTGCGGGGCTGGATACGATGGACCGAGCAGCGCGGCCGGGGGCGCCTGCGCGCGCTGCTCTCAAGCGCGTTCGGGGCTTTCGATCAAAGCGCGCTCGGTGCGTTCGTGCAATCGACGATCGATCCGCAGTCGCGCGGCACGCCGGCCGCCGGCGGCTGGTGGTTCTCGGCAACCAGCTCTCAAAATACCTCATGGCAGGGTGATCTCAACTTCGCGACCGGCGGCGATACGCTCAGTGAGGTATGTCCCGATCTCGATGCGCCCGTCGGATCGCTGGTGAAGGATCCTGCATGGCCCAGGACTTATCGAGTTTCCGGGCCGCTCGCCGGGGTGTGGGGATGCGGCGAGAGCGAGGCGACGATCGTGTCGCCATGCACCGATCCGGACTTCCGCACGCTGGCGTTTAGCGCCGAGTCGCAGGCGGTGGCACAGATATACACAGGACTGTCGCACCTGATTACCGGCACGCCGTGGCGCTACGTCGGCGATCCGTGCTCGATGATCCCGGACGCGACCTATGAGGCGGCGCTAGTCGACGTGCTCACGAGCTGGAACAGTTTCAGCGTCAACGGCGCGGCTCAGTCGATCGCCGGGATGAGCGGCTACGGGACGGCGGCGGCGCTTAGCTTTGGGTTGGGGGCTGACCGGCCGCCGCGAGCGGAGGCTGACGTGATATGGCACTTTCCAGGGCCGTGGAGCTTTCCGGACTCGACGCTAGCGACCGGCGGCGGCGCTGTCATATCCACGTCGATCCTCACCGACGACACGACGACGGCGACTTTTGGCTCGCGCTGGGTTCCGGCGGCGATGCAGATCCGCGGCGTAACGTCCGGCGCCCGAGTCGATTTCCGCGGCGTCGCGGAGTCGGAAACGCTGGTGTCTGCGGTCGACGAGCTCGGGCGCCTGCTCTACGTCAAAAGGAACAATGGGCTCACGTCGGCGGGGCATGAATACACGGTGATCTACCGCGATGCGCCGAATCCCTGGACAGCCGACGAGGACGTTACTGGCGAATACTGAGCAGCGCCGGCGGGGCCTGCGCACGCGATGCAAACACGACGGGAGAGCAACTCATGGCGATCGCGATCTGGGTCGGGCAGGCGCTACCGGAGGCGCAAGTATCGACGGCGCAGGTGACGGCATACGACGCCGCAACGGAGTATCGACTCGAGGTCGCCGGACTGGTGATCGCGAGCGCGATCGCGGCCGGTACGATTAACGATACCGCGACCGCGCTCGCGGCCGCGTGGGAAGCGTCGGCGAGTCCATACGCCGAGGGGATCACGGCGACCGCGGCGACTGATACGGTGACGCTCACGGGGACCAGCGGCGTTCCGTTCACGGCGACCAGCTCGGTATCGGGCGGGACGGGTACGATCGGCGCGGTGGCGACGCCGACCGCGGCGACCGGGCCGGGGCACTGGTCGGAGGCGACCAACTGGTCCGGCGGATCGGTTCCCGGAGCAAGCGACGATGCGGTGATCCCGGCCGGCGCGCCGCCGATCGCATGGATCCCGGCGGCGACGCAGACGATCGCGTCGCTACTGGTCGAGGAGGGCGCGCCGCGGATCGGGCTCGACAGCGAGCGCGTCGCGATCTCGGCCGACGCGCTCAGCTATGCGGCGACTCGAGCGCCAGAGTACCGGCAGATTTACCTCGAGGTCTCGTGCGCCCGGATCACTTACGGCTACCGGCCGGCGCTCGAGCGGGCGTGGAGCTCCGGACGTCACATGATCCACCAGCGACTCACGGCGAGCGCGTCGACGCTCGACGTGATGCGCTCGCCGGCGTCGAGCGCCGACAGCGGGCGCCCGGCGCTGAGGTTTCTTGCCGATCACGCTAACGCGTCCGTCTACGTCCGCGCGACCGGCGCCGGCGGCATGGGGATCGGCGTCGATGCGGCGAGCGAGGTCGCGACGGTCGGGGGGATCACGATCGCGGATCGCTCGACGGCGTCGCAGGTGCGGCTCGGCATGGGGACGACGCTCGGGAGCTGGACTCAGAGCGGCGGGCTCGGCGTGCTGCGCGCGGTGAGCGGCTCGACGGTGACGCTGATCGCGATCACCGGCGGGACGCTCGTCACCGAGGGCGACGGGTGGACAGCGACGACACTTACGATCGACGGGGGCACGGTCGAGCTCGCGCACACGCGACCGGCGGCGGCGGCGATCGTGGGCACGGTGGCGCTGCGGGGCGGGACGCTGGATCTCACGACATCATCGGAGCCGCGGACGATCGGCGCGCTCACCGAGACCGGCGGGACGCTGGTCGATAATCCGGCGGT